ATTTCTATACCTTTTACATCAATTCCACCAATTACTTTTATACTACCAAAAGTTTTGCTATTTAATTCATTAACTGCCCCAATCAAAGTCTTGTTAGTTGTTCCTAACTTTGCGATAACTGCCGTAGTCATCTTATCGACAACATAATCCCATACCTTGTCCATCAGTGTACGCTTGTTTGCATTTGCATCCTTGTCGAGAATCATTAACTCATCATTGTCTTTCAGTGCTTCTTTAGTTGTGTACTTTGTCCATTCCATGATTAATTCTCCTTTATTGAATCATTTATTAAAAGGGTAAGAGCATTATTCATGCCCTTACGCCTCGTCAACCTTGTTTACTGTGATAAATTTTCTAATCGCATCTACATGAGTTTTGAGTTCAGCATCAACGATATAGAACGATTTCTTATTGTTGTGCGATACAAGATTTCCACTCTCGTCAATCTCGTCATAAGTAAATGTAGCTCTGTCCATTCCATTTACATTTAAAATTGAAAAACCACTAAGCTGTTTCATTTAAAAGTTCCTCCTGTTCCTTAATCAAGGTTTCTAGTTCCGCGTTTAATATGTTCTCAGGGCTTTCAGGTAATTTTTCTTCCCTGTCAACATCTTCCTCAAGATTTACATATTCGTAATCTTTCTGTTTTGCTTTCAGTTCCCATGCAAATTTCAGATTCGGAGTTCCGTGCACAATGAAGTAATTCTCTTCCTTCTTTTCAATCCACAAATCTCCTTTCCCTTCTTTCTGCAAGAATACCTGGTACTCAATGCGTGTTGTTACAGTTTCCGTGAAGATATCTCCGATTTCAACGATACATTCACCGTTCTCATCAGTAATTCCTTCACCGATGTCTCCAAACATTGGCGAAGCTGTTTCGTAGCAATATTGAAGTCTGTTCGAATAATTCTCTGTTGGAACAACACGGTTTTTAGTTCCAGTTGTTTTTATTTCTCTTGGGCTTATATCTACATAATCATTAATATAACTACTTCCATTAATTCTAATTGAAAGGCAACCTGTTGAGTTCTCGCTAATGCTGAATGTGTACGATTTTACTGTTGACATTGCATCAGACCATCCTTGTAAATCCTCAGCCCATCCAATAGAGAAGCATTCCGGGGAAATTGAAGAACCGTATCCCCTTCCATTATTAGATGCTTTCATTCTCAAACCATGAAACCAACCGCCCATAAGGTCAACAACCATACTGTCTGATGCGAGAAGTCCCATATTAGTATTATCAATATGCATCCCCATGCTTCCGATAGTGAATATTTCTTTCGAATTGTTGCGGCCAACGATGAGCGCATACGCTTTTTCTTTATCTAAATATATCGTGCTTCCATAAATCGAGCCTTTTTGGATGTTCAGTCCATCTTTATCCCATTTACCAACTTCCGCTCCTATGGCATCTAGTATCTGTATTGAGCCATTTTCATTGTTTACACCTCCCAATGTAAGTGTACCGCCCTTGCCATAAGAGAAGTTGATATACAACTGATCGCCTTGCATATATATCCCTTGTTTCTTCCCGTTATCAGTAAGTCTGTTAAACACTTCTTCGGAAGTCAGAGATTTATTTAGCTTATCGACCGCAGAATCATCAGTATACTTTGTAGCCTTTACCCAATCAGAAGAAACAAAGTTACCACTAGTTCTTGCGGTTCGGCATCGCATCAAGTCACCGTCGTTTCCTTGTGTCCACAAATCTCCAACATCGTAAGGTGGCACAGGAGTTGTAATAAAGTTTCTTCTCTTACCGTCTGCGGTATCTTGAGCCTTTGATGCTGTTTCCATCGCAGATACGATGTCTGCATCTTTCACTCTCACCCACTGATAAGATGTATCGACTTTCATATAGCGGTAAGTGAAACCTTTGTTCTTCCAAAAGAAGAGGTCACCAACATGCTTCTGTCTTTCGTAAGCTGTAGTCCACTCAGATGCTGGATGGTTTGAATTCGCAGGCTCATAATCGCAATAGTACGTATCAATCTTTCCATCAATCTGATTTTGGATATCTTCAATTTTCGGATCATAAATGTTTTCGATGAAGTCCGTTACTGTAGAATCGTCTGTATAATTATCTTTCTTCTGCCAATCACTTGCTACATACTCACCAGTTTCTCTGTCCTTTAGGCAGACAAGGATATCATTTCCAGTGAAATACAAATCACCCACGCTATACGGTGGCTTTGGCTGTGTTGAGAAAATCTGCGCTTTACCGTCAATCTCATCGAATACAGAGTCTGGAACTGGCATTTTTTCCCAATTTCCGCTTCTGTAGATGTATTCATCACCAGTTTTGGAATTCTTCCACAAGTCACCCTCATGAGTTGCTTTTTCGGTTTCCACAGTGATTGTGATATTTTTTCCACTAACATCTAAGATGTCATTCCCGTTTATATCGCAAAGAGGCTGTGTTTCTTTTCCAGTCCAATTAAGTGACGGGTCAGTAGGTTGGAACCAAGTTTCTATCTTCTGATCAATCTGATTCTTGATATTCTCAAGGTCGGCAGCATAAGTATTCTTAACAAAGTTATTGATTGCGGAATCGTCTGTGTACTTGGTAGCCTTGACCCAATCAGATGCGACATACTCTCCGCTCTGACATGAGGTCACGCATCGCATCAAGTCACCGTTTGTACCTTGCACCCATAAATCATCTGTATCATAAGGTGGATAAGGAGTTACGCTGAATACACGTTTCTTTGTGACAGCAAGGTTCTTTGCAGCTTTCGCATCCGCATCACTTAACTTTGACCACGCTGAACCGTTCCAACGCATTGTTTCTTCGGTTTTTGAGTTGTACCATAAGTCGCCAGTATGCTTTGCTTTCAGTTCAGCTGTTGTCCATGAAGCTGCCGGATCAGCAGATTGATTGTATGTCTCAATCTTGCCATCAATCTGATTCTGCAAGTCCTTATTGACTGTTTCCAGCTCTTTCTGTACCTCATTGGCTCTTGTATCGTCCGTGTACTTTGATGCCTTTTCCCAGTCTGATGCCGAGAAAGAAGCCGATTCACTTCTTGCAACACAGCAACGCATGATGTCACCATCATCACCCTGTACCCAAAGGTCACCTATGTCGTAAGGTGGCTGTGGAGTCACTACAAAGACTCTACGCTTATGATCTGCTGTATCCTGTGCTTTCTCCGCAGCTGCAAGTGCTTTTGAAATATCTGTATCCTGTACGATCTGCCACTTCCAAACCGCTCCGTCCTGTAAGAATCGGTAGGAATATCCAGTGGACTTCCAGAAGAAGAGATCACCTTCGTGGTCTTTTCTCTGCTCGTTGGTTGTCCAATTCACAGCCGGTTCGTTCTGTAAGCTAGGTTCGTGGTCATAGAACCATGTTTCAATCTGTCCATCAATCTGACTCTGTAATTCCGCAATCTTCGGATCGTATACCGCAGAAATGAAGGTATTCAGTCCGCTATCGTCAGTGTACTTGGTTTTCTTCTGCCAGTCGGACTTTACACAGCTTCCTTTATCTCTGCTTTCCACGCAAGTGAGAAGCTCCTGTGTATCTGCATCAAACCATAAGTCACCAACACGATACGGCGGAACAGGAGTGTTAATGAATATCTGTGCCTTGCCATCAATCTCGTCAAAGACTTCGTCCGGCACTTGCATCTTCATCCACTGACCGCCACGATAAATATACTCATCGTTCGTAGACAGGTCTTTCCACAAGTCTCCTTCATGTTCAGCCTTAGACTCTTCGTATAGCAAGATGATTTCATTTCCGTTTACGTCAAGGATTGATTCGCCATTGACATCGCACCATGCCATTTCAACAGTTCCACCCCAGTTTACGGATGGATCTGTACTCTGATACCAAGTTTCAATCTTTTGGTCGATTTGATTCCGGATATCATCAATGTCCGATTCGTAAATCTTTGTGATAAATGTGTTCACTGTGGAATCGTCCGTATACTTGGTACGTTTCTCCCAGTCTGCCTTTACGCATGAGCCTGTTGCTCTGCTCTTGATACAAGTAAGCAACTCTTTTGTTTCAGACTCAAACCACAAGTCTCCCAACTTATAAGGAGTTGTCGGCTCATTGATGAAGATTTGAGCTTTGCTGTCAATCTCGTCAAACACTTCATCCGGCACATTCATTTCTTCCCATTTGCCGGAACGATAGATATACTCTTTGTTATCTCTTGTGTCCTTCCACAGGTCACCTTCATGTTCGGACTTGTCTTTCCAGTTTACAGACGGATCACTATCTTGATACCATGTCTCTATCTTATTCCGGACAGACTCTTTAATCTCATCAATGTCATTCTTATAGATATTTGTGACAAAATCATCTACGATTCCGTTTGAGATATCTTCTACAGACTTTCCTGTGATGCTTATGGACTCTGCATTGATAGTTACTCGCCCTGTCTCTGTGTCAGCGTAGAAAGTAATGTTTCCATTCTTATCTTTTACGGTAAGAGAACCAGAATTGATATAATCAGCATTTATGCCGATAGCATACAAGATTCTTGTTATCAGATCACCGGTAAGGAATAAGCCGTAAGGATATGTCTTACCGCCATCATTTGATATACCAATGGCTTCAGATGTAACTTTGATTACATTCTTGGACTCTTCTACTGTCGGCTTATCATGGATGTATGTAATCATACTTCCGTCCGGCTGTGGTGATTCTGTCGAATACATTCCAGATGCATTCTCAAGCGTCTTATTCAGATTCTCGACAGCTGCTTCAAAGTCCGTCTTATTCTGCTTGATTTCCTTATTAGCTTTTTCATATACCTTTTTAGCTTCGCTGTAATAAGTACTCTTTTGACGTTCCGGATCTTTGATTCCGCAAGAGAACGAACTGCTTCCGAGATAGCTGAACTCATGGGATGTGATAAATGTTGGATAAACTTTGTCTTTCCTATCTACCACGCAAGCCAGATCCATGAATTCGATCGTTGGATCAGGGAAGAATTCTCCACTAAAACCTCTCAGCTTAACTCCGATCAATACATCTCCAATCAGATTGATTGCATCATCTTCATGTCCTTCAATAAGAGGATTCGTGATTTCAAGTGCATAATCATCTGTACCTCTTATTAAGATTGTACTCTCGTTTTCTACTTTCTTTGTGGTCGCAATTCCAGTGATTACAACAGGATCTGTGCTAATGTCCGGATCTGACTGATAGTCCATCAAAATGCTATAGCCAGCATCTTCCACTAAGTCATCCCTATTTGTAATCTTCGATATTGCAGAAAAGTCGTAACTCCTAATAACAAGTGTTCCGTTCTGAATCACAGCATTACCAACGGAAAGCATTGCTATATATCCGATTACTTCTCGGCAAGTCACTTTTTCCGGAGCCTGTTCAATCACGAAATCGTCATTGTTAAACTTCGGACTTCCAAGCATGATGTTACATGTACTACACGCTTCTCTTAGAAGCTGCCCAGCTGTTGTTGGATAAGATAGCTTAGACGTGAAGTCTGCATCTGCTTTGTACATTGAATCATAACCTACAAGTTCTATCGTATCTCCAACCGCTGTTGGCTCAAGTACTGTAAATGTACCCTCGTTCAATCTCTCGATTCTTGATTTCGTCAGCATAATCGTGTTGCCATTGACATCGAGAATTTCCTCACCTTTCACATCTCTCCATGCATCATAGCTTCTACTTTCGATGTCAGCTTCAGTGAAGAGTGAAATCTGTGCATAGTAAAAATCATACTTGGAAAATCTCTCATCGATGTTATCAATGACAAGCGTAACGGACTTGGAGAGAGCGGATCCCAGTGGGAATCCATCTCCTCCGTCTTCTGCGTATCCATTACCGCTTATGAAGAAATCGTTATCCGAATCAAGATATAGTTTCTCACCGTTTTTCAGTGTAATCGATGCGTAAGCATAGAACGGACCGCCTGACTTTATGATGTTTTTGAATTCGTTGCTTACATTCTTCATTAATTCTACCTCTAACTATTTAAGGTCAGCGAATATCTCTAACGATATCCGGTGAAATCTATAACACTGGATTTTCCGATGTTACTTGAAAACTCAGCTCATCCAGTTTCTCTTCGCCTTCTACTAAACTTACACATGGAGCATTAAAGTTTGCTGCATAAAACCTTTTGGTTTCCCATTTATCCTCATAAATGTTAAGGTGGAAAAAGTCAAATCCGCTCTTTCCCATAACCTCTTTGAGAATTTTGCTTGCGTCACTTACCTTAATGTCACTCCATTTCAGCTCATAAGCTTCTATTGTGAAGAGAGGGGAGTTTTTCATATTTCCCCTCATGGTTCTTCCTGAGTTTTCTGTAGAGGTAGTAGCGAATGAAATTTGATATCCGTCCTCATCCACATCTGGTGGTGTGAATGAGCCGAATTTTAAATAGTTCTGTGCCATATTCTACCTCCTAAGCCATTTCAAACGGATTTCTTCCCGTCTGTGTTCTCATGTTCTTTCCTTCTTCAAGTACGGCCTTCGCAATCTGTCTACGGTTCAGATATACCGGCACTTCAATCTTGCGTGAGCTGTTACCAGTTTCTTCCCTTACAATCTTACGGATAAGGCTTTCAGGTGCTTCAATGTTGTTACCGCTTTTCTGGTCACCAAGTACCGCCATGAACTCTTTGTTCGGTGGGATAACAGCACCCTGTGCAAGGTAAGGGATATGTGGAGCACTCCATTTTGATATATGGAATCCGATAGATGATACTCCAGTTAATGATGTAACCCATGATGGAACTGATATGTTCATTTTGTTCAGTGCATTAGCAACGCCATTCTGCATGATCTGTGCAGCTCTAAGGAGTCCGTTCATCAATCCGATGATTCCGTTAATTGGAGATTTGATGATTGCTAACATGCCATTCCAAGCACCACCGAAGATATTCTTGATACCATCCCATGCCTGTTGCCAATCTCCTGATAAGACACCATTTACAAAATCAACGATTCCGCTAAATGCCTGTTTCACAGCTGCAACAATGTTCTGAATATTCGCAAGCCATGCATTCATGTAATCTCCAATTACACCAAAGTCTTTTACCCAATCCACCTTGAATACTCCGTCAAGCCATTTTGACAGCGGATCAAGTATTTGATTCTTGATGAAATTGAAGATAATATTAATGTTCTGCTTAAATCCTTCAACGTATAACAGGATTCCACTCAATGCTTGCGCCCAATCCCCAGTGAAAACTCCTGTTAAAAATTGGATGATTCCATCAAGCTGTTTGAGAACGCTATCTGCCATTCCAGTTACGCTGGCAACAATGGAAAGAAGCGTATCACCAATCCATGCCACTATAGGTGCAAGTACTGGAATCACGTTCTCTATCAACCACTGTATAAGAGGAATAAGTACGTTATTCCACAGCCAATTAAGTCCATCAATCAGCCTTCCAATTTCGTCAATGATGTGGTCAATTGCATCGCCCACTGGTCCGTTTAAGACTTCATCGAACTTCTGCGCCCACTGATCAAGAATCGGTGCGATATACTGGTTATAGGTATCAAGAAGTGTTCCACCTATTTCTGATAAGCCACTTCCAACATCATTGATAAACGGTCCTATATGCTCATCATACAGTTCCGTCAGCTTATCTGCTAACTTCTGTACGAAGTCTTCTATAGATTGAGTAATCTCCTCTATTGGTTTCAGCGTGTTATTGATAGCTTCAATAATCTTATCTTTGTTCTCGATGATAGGTGTTGCAATCGCATCCATTACATCTTTTGCAAAGCTTGTGGCAAGTAGAATAATTTCTCCGAACGCTGTGGTAAATATGCCAATAATATTGCCAGTAATGTTCTGTGCTGTCTGTGATCCGAATGTCTGTTGGAATATCTCTGCAATTGTTGCACTTAAATTTCCTACAATTATGGAAATCTCTGAGCCTAAATCGAACATCCTCACAAGCCACTTCTTGATTCTGTCTGTATTCTCTTCTAAGTAGCTTTCAATACCTCCAACAACATTTGCTGCTATTGTTAACCCAATCGAAACAAATGAGCCTACTGTTTTGCCCATGTTATAAATGAACAATATAGCGAATCTCTTAGCTGCTTCCTGAACATTTTTATCTGTGAAGATATCTTTGATGTGTTCTCCGATAGACTTAAGGTCTTTCTTCAGTTCTTCAAGTACTGGCTTGTAATCTCCAAGTCCATCCCAGAAACCATCCATAAAGATGTCTCTGATCTGTTTCAGCTTGTCCAATACGGAATCAAGCAAGGATGCAAACTTATTGTCAATCGGTACTTCTTCGAACAATGGTCCGGAACCACTACCGCCACCGGCACCACCTCCACCACCACCGGATCCACCAGAATCACTTCCCGAGTCCTGCTTATCCATTTTGTTGATATCATCAAGTGGTGATAAGTACTCTTCCGCAGCTTCCGCAGCTTCTTTTGTTCCGTCTGCTGCATCTTTCGCACCGCTTGCCGTATCCTTAAGGCTTCCGGCATAATCTTTCTGTACTGCGATAGCTTTCGTGTATGTACTCTTTCCGGACAAGAATGAGAAGAACATACTTACATAACTTGCAGCTGTTGAAAGCATGTCAATGAATTTGCTAAGAATTGGTGCTACTACACTAAGAATCGGTGCAAACGCTGTCGCAAGGCTGTTCTTAAGCGTCTCAAGACTTCCCCACAACATTGATATACTGTTGTTCGTGCTACTTGAGTACTGTGCAAGGTTTGTGAACCCATCCTTGATAGCACTAATTGCAGCCGAAAACGCTCTGAATGCTATGCTCATTAGTAAGGACATCTTAAGCATTCTTCCAATGCCGAACCTCGCACTGTTTGCAGCTTTCCCAGTTTTAGTGATAGACTTTGAAGCCTTCTCACTTGCATTCGCCATTTTTTGCTGTGCCGGTGCCGCACTCATCAACTTCTGTTTGTAATCATCAATACTTCCTTTTACAGAATTGTAAGAAGTATGAAGACGATTATTCATGTCAGCAAGTTTTCTCTCTTCTGCTTGCAATGTGCGCATACTGGCAGCTGCTTCTTGTGTCTTAGAGCCAAGCGTAAACGCTCCACCTGACGCTTCTAAGTCAGCTAATTCTGCTTTTGCATATTTGATTTCATTCTCAAGCTCTTCTATGTCATACTGCATCCTCTTGAAAGATGAACTGCTCTGCTTTCCACCAGTAGAAAGAAATTTATCCTGTGCAGCTTTCAGCGAATTCAGTTTCTGAGTAGCCTGTGAAATCTGTGTTTGTATCTCTCTGTATTCATCTGTTGGTACTTTCTGCTCACCGTACTCAGCAATCTTTTTCTTCAGTTCAGATACTTTCTGCTCCTGTGCAGCATATTCATTGTTTAATTTAGCGAATGCATCCGCTTGTTTGTTGAGAGCTGTCTTAGCTTTGTTCCCAATATCATCAACGGAATTCGCCATTCTTCTGACAGCTGCTTCAACTTCTTTACTTCCGGCTTTCATGCCGTCAGCGTTAATCTCTGTGTCAATTATGATATAGCCGTCGGCTTGTGCCATTTCTAATCCTTTCCACCGCTAATTATCTGCGGTCAGCGAATATCTCTTTCGATATCCGGTTATTTATTCAATCCGAAGAGTTCTCGGAGTTCAGCTTTCTCTTCGTCACTTCTCTCTGTACTCTTCTGATGTAAGTCCACAATAGACTTATTATTTTTGTAGTATTCCTGTTCCCACTTCTCTAACTTCTTACCTTTTCTCTTCTTGTCTCGGATGCTGACTACAGTTGAGAAGGTACTTTCTCCAATCTCCATATAGAGTCCGAAGAACGTCCACCAGTGCATATAGTCTGTAGCTCGCACTTCAGCGTTATTCACCTTATTCACAGCCGGTATGATGATTGGTGCATCCTGTTCCCAGTCCATTGTTCTAGGTCTAGGTTTGCCATCATTTTTGATACCGCAATCGATGAACTCACACGCTTTCTGACAGGCTTCTTGCCAATCCTTAGGTGGCATGGAATCAAAGTCCACATAGAGGATTCTAAGCATCGTGAGTGTTTTCTCCTGTTGTTTCTCTTCTTCTGTCATGCCAGGCTCGAAGATATCCGGATCATTCATAGCAGAAAGAATATCCAATATCACTCTAAAATCAGAGCGTATCGAATATTCCTTTCCATTAACGTCTAAAGATGTAGGAAGTTTCCACGGATACATATTAGTTGTGGTACTTAGCCACATACTTATTCATGCGACTCTGTACCTTCTTTGTGCGGATATTCATTTCCTTTTCAATCACTTTTGCGATAGAGGACAGAACATTCTCCATGTACAGTTCTCCATTTGCAAGTGGTGAGAATGCTCCGAGGATAGAGAAGAATGTCTCTTTTGCATCTTCTCCGATAAGATAAGAGATTCTCCCTGTAATATCTTCCTCAGCTTTTCTCATATCCGCTTCGCTTGGATTCTCTGGCAGCTGATATGAATTGTAGTATTCAACCACTTCCTCATATCTCTTCACGATATTTGTATCTGTAGGTCTGAACTCGAACTTGCCGAGTACCTTTCCTCTTTTGTTCTCAATCGTGTAGACCTTGCTACCATCATCTACTACAATCTTGTTTGCCATTGGTTTTGCTAATTTATTGCTCATTGTATCGTCCTTTCTCAAATCGTCTTTTCAATAAGGTATATCTCTTCGTCATTTACGTCTAATATTGTGTCTCCACGGATGTCAAACCATCGTTTCAGTCACTCAATATTTCCCTCTGTGAATACTGGATTACCTGATTTCAGCGATTCAGCTGTGACATAACCTTTTGTTCTCTCACCATCATCTGTTACATCGAATGGGATATTAACACCAGTTGTGTCTCCGCCATAGCTCTGTGGTTTAACCATTACTTCCTGTACATAAGCAAGATGCTTTGTGGCTGCCGTGTCCTCTACGATTACTTCAAGCATAAGTGTCTTACAAGCTTCACCTTTCAGACGGTTAAACGCAATCTCTCTAATCTTCGGATACAGTTTGGACGCTGGATCTGCGTAGAATGGATCAGCTGACATGGAAGGTGCATATCCATTATCAGTTGTCACAGTTTTTCCAAGAATGGTCCTCTTCTGTTCCGTGTCTGGATTAAGCTCCACGGACATTTCCTCGATATCGTCACCGAGAACCGCCCACTCTGCTGTTGCCGGTGTCTTTTTAAACGATGCATCAAGATAATGCATCAACGCTTCACGCTCTAATTTCATGTTTGTTATCCTCCGTTATTTCTTGTAGAATATGTTTCTGTATTTCAAGGAGATGCTGATTGCCCAATCTTGGACATTGCCATCACTCACATTATCTAAGTGAGCCGGTGTAAGTCTTATGATCTCCTCTATTTTTCTCTCTTCTGTAAGCACTGGATATTCTTCCAGCCTCTTCTGTTCTCCATTAATGATTACGTTCTGCTGCTCAAGCCACTTTCCAAGAGTGTCGAGGAATTCTTTGATACTGGCCTTAATCTTTGGAGAGTCGATTGAAGACCGGTAGATCACATAAAAAGGATAGTTGCACAACTGATTTACTTTGCCAGTTACACTCTTCTTTTCCAGTGCAATCACTGCTCCTGTCACTGGATAGAAGGCAATACCGCCATCTTCATCTAGCGTGGAGAATCTTATCTTTTCGTCTTCCTCTAATCCTGGAAAACTATTGAGAAGAGAAACGAGTGCATCAGTTACAGCTTCGTAACCGTCTACATCGTACTTGACCGGTTTCTTACTTTCCTCCGGCACGTTTCTTCACTCCTTTCGCCCAAGACTTCACATATTGTTCCTTTGCAGCATCAAACCAATGGTCTGTTGCGCGTGGATGCGCTGTCTTGTCAAACACAAGGTCTCTGTCTGTGACCACTTTCTTCGCTCCGGCTCTTGCCCACGGTGAGCCTGTGACAGGATCTACCATAACTTTTCCTTCGTAGAGGAATCTTCCGTAAGGTGGAGCACCGGCAATCACTTGACCGCTTCCTTGCATGGACCTGCTCATAATCGCAGACACGTTTCTCATGTTACCGTCACGAAACGGCATATACTTTTCCATGTCAGTGAACACTCGACCATCTAGCCAGTTCTGTGCTTCCTGGAACTGCTTTTCAAATCGGTTCAAGCTGACATTTACTTTGATATCACCTTTTACGATTGAGAAGCTAGGAAAATGAAATATCTTGCTTGCCATATTACTTTCCTCCAATCTCAAAATGAGGGATCAGTGTGTAAGAACCTACGCTTGTGATCAGAAAGACATTATCCATCTTCTTATTCAGATAATCGTAGAATCCTTTGTTCGTGCGTGACGTATAGTCTTCATCGGCAATTACCGTTTCCGGATATTCGCCTTCCATGAAGATGTCACCTGTCGAGAATGTGATTGAACCCTCTTTGTTTTCCGCAGTTTTCCACACTTTCGGAGTGAGATAGGAAAGATTGCATACCACCCTTTCTCCCTCACGTACCTTAAACGGTACATGAAGATTAGCTGTATCAGCCGTATCCAAGCCAGTTTTGGCAATGTTGGCTGCCTTGTCCGTTATAAGTGTGACTCCAGATATAACATGAGGATACCAATATATGGCATCATTCTTGTCAGTGTATTTGTTGAATACAGTCACAGTCTTGTCATACATCGGTATCCCCTCCTAATAGAATTCTTTTCCACATTCTTTGCACTTCCACACATGATGAGTCTTGTACTCATGGTCTCCGACCTCATCAAGGAAAGTTGAAGAATATGTTAATTTTTCATGTCGGCATGTTAACCGCTTAAGCCATCTAAATACCAGCATAGAGTAGGCACACTCCTTTCTTATCCGCAACACCTTGCAGATATTCAGAAGCCACCTGTCTGATCAGCAAAGCTTCCACTTTCTTATCCATTGACGCTCGTGCATAGATGCTGTCTGCTGTTCCGCTAGTCCCAGTGACGAAACTAATGCTTTCAGCACCTGACGTAATGGATGCTACTTGTTTCTTGCTCACAGTACCGTCTTCATGCTTTACCACTCCGACCGTATCCATTGATGCTTTTCTGATTGAGTCAATCTGATGCAGTACTTCTGCGACCGCACAGACAGCCTTTTGAACCTTTGTGTTAGCTCTTTCGTCCTCCGGAAGGCCATCGGCTAATCTGTCAAAAGTGATGCTGTCCACACGTTCGCTTGCTCGCTCTGCATACTTAGGAAACTCTTCCTCTGTCACGGCATCTCCAAAATATTTAGTTGTATAGAACTGATAGTCTGTGTATGCCATGTGAATCTCCTTACTCAGCTTTTTTTCTTGTCTGCTGTTTCTTCTGTGGCTTATCTGCTACTTCTTCATATTTGTTAGGATTGCTCTTCATACTGGCAATACTATCGGCATTGTCAGTAGAAAGATACAATCCTGTCTCTTTGTCCAAGAACTTCATCTTAATTAACCACCAATTTTCTTATTTTTGAAGATAAGATCCGGTGTAACAGATTTTGTTCCGAAGTGGTAGAACAGTTCGATTCCGTAAGCGTTTGACAGTGGAATCTTCTCTGCATTGTAAGGGTCTGACATTACTGGCTGCGCGATTGCACCGTCAACCATTACGAGAGCCTTAACATCTGTTGGAAGATGCACACAAGAGTATGTCTTAACACCGTGGAAAGCGTAGAACTCTTCGTCAGCTGCTCCAACACCAGGAACTGTTACCTTGTCAAGGTATGTTCTGATTTTTCCGTAATAGTCCGGATCCAGTACCATGTGCATCATTGATCTTGGAACTCCGTCCACGTACTCATTCTTTGTTGTCTCACACTGCTGAATCATTTTCTCTGCAATATCTTCAATTGCTGTGATTCCTGTCAGATCTACTTCTGTAGCATCTGTACCAGCTACTTCGAAGAACTTTGTATCAAGCTCTGCTGCCATTCTAAGCGCATGGTTTGCTGTTCTCTTAGCAATAAGTCCTTCAACACCAAGAAGAGAAACATCTTTCTGCTCTACTTCTTCTACGATCTCTCTGTCCTGATCAATCGGAATTGTTACCGGTTTACCTTTAACACCGTCACCCTTTGCAGCTGTTCTAGCTGTTCCGTAGTTCTTCGGTGTTGCGTTTGCAAATCTCTTTGCTTCTACTGTTCCAGCATGAGGATCACCAGAAAGCTCTGTGTTCTTCATTGCTCCGGAAATTGTAAGTTTCTGTACGTTCTCGATAACTTTTCCGTACTCCTCAGCGAGGAACATTTTTCCAGTTGGATCGAGAAGCATGTTTAATGACTGAATTCTTGTATCTGCCATGTTCGTAATCTCCTTTAACTTTTTAAGGTCAACGATTATCTCTGATTGATAACCGTTCTATCGCATGACTACCATACTGCCGGTGGTGTGTACACTGGAGTCTTGCCGTCTCCTCCACCTTTGTTTGTAGGTGTTGTGAAGGTCGGCACTTTCGGAGAATCTGTCGATGCAAATGCATCTTTCTGTGACTCTCTCAGCTCGTTCATGTAATCATCGAGTCCAAGGATTTTCTCACCTTCACGTTTCAGCCCTTTATCTTTGATCATGCTGATAATTCCTGTCTTAGCAAACTCAGATGTGAATTTCTCACCTGACAGTACCTTAACCAGTGCATCATTGAAGTCTCTTTCTTCAATCTTTGCTGCATAATCTTTCTCGCTGTTCGCAAGTTTTGTCTGCCACTCTTTCTCTGCGGTCTCTGCTTTGGTTTTCCACTCATCACGTTCTTTTGTGATAGCATCAAAGTCTTTGCCCTCAAATCCTTCAAGTGTAGACTTGGCTGTGTCATACTGTGTTTGAATGTTGTCTCTTTCCTGTGTGACTGTATCAAGCTTTCTTCCCTGTTTCTCAAACTCGGCAAGAGTCTTGTAATTCTCATTCACACTGGTTTCGATTGTTTTCTTCTGCTCATCTGTAATCTCAAGACCAGCATCGGAAAGAATCTGAATAATGTTTTTCATGTTTCATATCCTCCTCAACGTATTTTATTAACCGTTTCGTCCACGGTAGGGATTCAGACAGATAAACCTCTGTCAGGGTAATCGTGGTTGAGGGAGTCGAACCCTCATAGCCAGTACCACGCAAGAACAGATGCTATAGAAAGGCAGATTCACATCTGTCCCCAGCTCCCTTAGGAGCAAAGCCTACCGAGATGTGCGATACCTCTTAACAGGATTCCCCTAGTAGGCTATTTTTTGAAAAGGAGGTGCAAAAATACGATATATTCTTCACCCAATATCCATTATGAATGTTTTTGATTACTTCGTTGTACCCATCTTTAGCTTTTTTTCGCACTTTCATATCTTCTGGCGGCAGCTGCACTCTTCATAGCTTGCTTTCTGTCCCACTGTGCGACCTTCAACCGTTCTGTATACTCTTTTAGGTCATTCTCTTCGCAAAATGCACTGTACCGCTTGTTCTGAAGCTTCAGCGTGTGAGCCTTGCGGTCTAGCATATTCTGCAATTCAAACCTTGCCTTATCATCCTTACAGTTATCAACAGCTGTCTGCAAGTTCTGTATCTTCCGCTTGGTGTCACGGATCCTACGCTCCTGTGCTCTCTGTTTCTTCTGCAATTCCTCAACCTTATGGTTGTCAGCAAAGTTAATCTTCTTGTCATCATAAGGATTGTTCACTCCGTCACCACTTCCGAAAGAGTGCCGGCAGTTCCATCCGCAGAGTCCTTCACCAGTTCCGAATCCCGTGGTCTTAACGAAGTCCGGGAATCTCTTATCCTTTCCACTTCGTGAGTAGAATCGTCCTTGCCACCACAAGTGATTGCCAGGATTCATTCCACCGTTGCCGGTACGTGCTCCTAAGTGAGCAGACACAAGAACGGTATCCCAGTTCATTTCTTCCATTCTCTTCATAGAGATGTCGGCAGCAGCTTGTCCCACTCCTGTCCTCACGATCATCATCGTTGCTGACTCAATGCTCATTCTGTACCCAGTAGGATAGTTCACTTTGAGTCCTACTTCTGTGATATTGTTAATTACATCTCTGACCGCTTGTGTGTACGATACAGCACCAGTAGATACAAGATGATAGGCATTGTCCATCTGATTAATGAAAGTCCTCTGTGCATCCAGTGCTGTGGTCCGTGTGAAGTTGTTCCATTCTCCAGCAGTAGCAAGGTAATCTCTCTCAAGGATCCTGAGCATGGTTGGAGATTGCATCAGTGCTGTTGGAGTGAGTCCAGCTGCAATATACACAGCATCATCCCATTTTAACGAAGTGATACCAGCATCAATGAAAGCATCCTTGATTTCTTTCTGCTGTAACTTTGTCTTGTCCGCTATTTCCTTCTGGATATCCTCTAACAGTTCACCCGACTCTTGAATCACTTGTATCTGCCATCGGTCTGTCTGTGTCAGCAGATAGTCCTCACCTCTGCCGAGTCTCTTCATGATTCTCTCAATGATCATGTCCATAATAGTGCGATGAAGGGACGAAGATATCTCCTCCGCCCCTTCTGTTATTCTTTGTAAATATTTAGGTGTTAGCATTATTCCTCACCATCTTTATCATCCTTTGTAATGATTGCAAAAAGCAAAACTGTTACGCAAATGATAAGAATATTCATAGTTGATACCGCCATATTGTCACCGCCTTGTTTATTCCTCTGTATGACAGGTGTTTGTCAGTTTCTTGTACACATCTTCATACAGCTCCTGTTTGTCACCATTGTATGTGTTACTCTGCATAGATACCATCTCCACTGATATCGGTTGAAGCAAGGCACTTATAATTCTGTAATGTCTTACAGCTCCATACGACAAATACATTGCTTAAATCAATCTCAACCTCCGGTTTATGCTCATGGTACCATTCAACAAGTTTCTTTTTACATACACTCTGGAAGTGATTCATTCCTGTGATAATCATGATTAAGCCTCCTCATAAATAATATCCAAACCATAAGCAACCGCAGCATCATGCTCAATCTTGCATCCTCTTGCATTCTCCCAGCCTTTACAGAAGTACGCTGCATGGCACAGAGACATATTCTCTAAGGACTTAGCAAGAAAACATAATGGAATCTGAACTACTCCACGTTCTTTCATAGATTCATTGCTGTACCACTCATCTGTGAAAAGAGTATTCACAACTTCATATCCTTTTTCTTCAAGAACCTTAATTGCTTTCTCTCTTGTTGCTACGATTTCTTCATCAGTCTTTCCAGCCATTGGCTGACTTAACATTGCTTTCTTCATGATTAATCCTCCTACTCTGCAAATACCCAATCTTCTGCAAGCATATCTGCCTGACTTGCAAGCCATCCCATCTGTACTCCTGATGTTCCGACAAATGCAATAGCCATATTTCCAATAGCATCATGTTCACAGTTTACAATTTCTCCATCTGCTGTTTTGTAAGAAATACCAGTGGCAAGCTGAATGTACTGCTCCTTTCCATTCCAACCTTTACGAGCTACTTTACGTCCTTTCTTTAATTGCTTAATAGCTTCACCGAAAGAAAAAGTTGCTGCACCACCAAGTGCCGGACAGTTCGTGTCATTCGCAAAAATCCATTCATCGGAACAAATATTTGTAAATGTGTAATCCACACACTCGGTGCTACGGACATCAATGTCATTACCATCTTTTGTATGCATCAGAATTGACTGTGCCGGAATACACCAGAACCAATACCCAGCCCATGATGGAAGTTTCACCTTTGCTCCATGTTTCATTGCTTCAAATGCTTCTTTAAATGTCATTGTTCGTTTCTCCTTTCAATTAAAAAAAACTGACATAGCCGGACTTGAACCGGCAACCCTCCGGTTAACGGCCGGATGCTCTGCCATTGAGCTATACGTCATTAAATCGGAACGGGAGGTATCGAACCTCCGACACGCTGGATATAAGCCAGTTGCTCTACCACTGAGCTACGTTCCGTTAGCAGGTGGACAGTAATCAAACCACCTCTGCTACGGTTCTTTTAGACAGTACGAAGAAAATAATAAACACTGTGACTATCGTGCAAAAATGTGAATATTAAATCTTTGACGGAACTCCGCAGCTAAAATCCGCCTGTTACATAAATTTTCAAACACAATTAGGGTTTCCCCTTATTCAATCATGGTAAAAGTCATATTCTGCCACTGCGATGATAGGTCTGAGCTTCCGAGAGCGACTCTTGGCTTCCTACCACTGTCAAAGCACACATGGGATTGATACCCATAAATTTCACGGTTCTTTCAGATTATGTTTTCGCCTATTTTGCACCTTTTGCATTGCTCATATCGAAATTGCTTAT